GATTCGCTCTTCTGCCATAGTAATGCGATTGCTCCTGTAATTGCAGCTATCGCCGCGACTATTAGCAGTATTGGTCCCAGCGCTATTCCAGCTCCCCCTGCTGCGGCTGCCCCTGCTCCTTCTGCTGCTGTTCCAATTCCGGCAATCATACCTGTTAATTTAGAACCGACTCCGATAATTGCAGATATCCCAGTCGACACTTTACCGATTCCTATCAGCAATGGCGATAGGATTGCTACGAATCCCAAGATTCCAAGAAGTATTTTTTGCTGATTTGAATCCATCTGTGATATTGCATCGGCAAATCCTTTTATCTTCTCTGTTCCCTGTGCGATCGTTGGGAGAAATGTGGAGCCCAATGTAATTCCCACGTCTTTTAGGTTATTACCCATAATCTTAATTTGGCTTTTCACGTCTCCGTATTTTTTATTTGCCTCTTCCGCCAGAGCTGTGTTTTCATCCCATGCTTCGCTTCCCGTCTGTATTGCCGAAGTAAATACGTCGCTTGCATTTGCGGATCTTAACAATGCGTCTCGCATTCTGGTCTCTGTGATTCCCATATCGTCCAGAACTTTAATAGCTGAGTCTGTCTCTCCTCCGCACTGTGAAAGTCCTGTGATAAACGCTTCC